GTTGGAGCAGTGTTTGCAGATAACTACATTCACGACTTCCTTGACAACACTACATCCTGGAGCGGACTGCCGCAGTCTACTGCTATCGAGATTGACAACGACCGGGTGAACAGCGTTTTCAGCACTGGCGTAAAAATCACAAACAACGAGATCAATGCCATTGAGTTTGGGGCTGCCGCAATCTCCGCCTACGGCTATCAAACCGACGGCGTGAACATCGCAGGAACAAGCACAGTTGACTACGTCATCAACGCAAATCGCATAAACCTTGTCGGTGAAGGCATCGACACATTTGGTGAACGCGGAACCATCGTTGGCAACTCAATCAATAACACATACAACTTTGGAATAAAGCTAATCCACGGCGCGTCAATAAACACAGTTCAAGCGAACGTAATCCGAAACACTGGAATCGCTGGAATCGTTGTTGCCGGAAGTAATGTCGCTGGAGTTGGACACGCGACAAGAAACTGTTTTATTGGAAACATCGTCGAGAACGTCGATTATCTTGGAGTGTGGAATGCTAGTGGCGGAGCTGGATTAGCTGGAATAAAAATCGACAACAGCACGTCTTCCTACACCTCTAGGGTTACCAACAACCTGTTCGTAGGGAACTCTTTGGATGGCTCAGGAAAGGTTGGGATCATCACAGGCACCGATCCTGACAACAATGTCTTTGTCAACAACCGCATTGCATCGCAGCCCTCTGTTGCTTGGGTTTCTGGCTTAGAGACAACCCCGATTTACGATGCAGTTAGAACGGCAATGCGTGTTGGACTGAGCGTGAATCAGTCGATTCCGGCAAGTACATTCACCAAGGTGCAGTTCAACTCTGAAGCGTTCGACATTCGATCAGAGTACGACAACACCACAAACTTCAGGTGGACGTGTCAGATTCCTGGCATTTACAGCGTTAAGGCGCAGGCGCGATTCAATGCAATCACGGCAGGAAAGCAGGTGCAGTTTCCCTTGAGGAAAAACGGATCTGACTTTGCGTACAGTCAGGTAAACGCAACTGGCTCAGATCAAACCGTTTTTGTTGACAGCAACATTCAGTGCGCTGTTGGGGATTACGTCGAAGCGTTTTTCTGGCACAACGACACGGCTGCTCGCGATTTAACGGGTCTGACAACGCTGACGTTTTTGACGATCACGCAAGCATGATTTCCCACCCATTCATCGCACTGGCCATCCAGTCCGTCATCGCTCTTGCAAGCGGTGATTGGTGGACGGGCGCGGCGGCAGGTGCCTCGTACTTCTGGGGGCGCGAGTACGCCCAAGCGGAGTACCGCAACATCGAGCACAACTACGGTGGACGCAGGGCGAATATGCCCTTCTGGGGCGGCCTAGAGGCCCGTGCGTGGACGCTCAAGGGCATCACTGACTTCGTTTACCCAACCGCTGCGGTTGTCGCCGTGGCACTCATCGCAACACACACACACCCATGAAATACATCCTCGCTCGTTTAATGGAGCCGTCCACATGGCGCGGCATTATCAGCCTGCTCACGGTCTTTGGAGTTCGTATTGCGCCCGACCAAGCAGACGCTATCCTCACCGCCGGTGTGAGCGTGTACTCCGCCATCAACATCTTTCGTAAGGAGAAACCGTGATAGCCGACCTGCTCATTGAACCCATGGTAAACCAGCTCATCGCCCAAGGGCCGCTTGCGCTCGCAATGGCCACCGCCATTTGGTATCTCAGCAACAAAATCCGCGAGTGCGAGGATGACCGGAAGGAGCTGTGGAAGAAGGTGAGCGAAATCTCGGAGCGATTCTTCCACGAGCACAAATGATTCTCTCTGACGACGGTCTAAAGCTCATCATCGACTTCGAGGTGGGCGGCGGTGAGGAGTACTACCGCAAGTTCCTCCAGAGTCCTACTTGGCCTGGGGAGCAGAGTGGAGTTACGATTGGGATTGGCTACGACTTGGGCTACACCACACCGCAACAGTTTGAGGAAGCGTGGGAGCCACTTCTCCCCGAGTCCGACTACCTTGCGCTCACCGCCGCCCTCGGAGTCAAGGCCAGCGCAGCCCGTGAACTCCTGCACGCCTCGCCAGCAATGCGCTCGATCGTCGTCCTCTGGCAAAAGGCCGTCGAGGTCTTCCAAAAAAATACCCTGCCAACCTTCTACCTGCGGATGCTCCGCATCTACCCACAGGCAGAAGACTTGCCTGACGAGGCGCGAGACGCCCTTATCTCCTTGGTGTTCAACCGTGGGACGGCTCTCTCGGGCGAAAGACGCTCGGAGATGCTGGGCATCCAGAACGCCATGCGAGACCGCCGGTTCTACGACGTACCGGAGCTCATCCGTTCGATGAAGCGGTTGTGGCCTAACACCAAAGGCTTACAACGCCGCAGAGACGCTGAAGCTTCCCTCTTCGAGAAGGCTCTTGAGCCTAAGCGTAAGCGATGAACTCAAGGCCTTTGCCTTTAATGGTTGGCAGCATCCCATTCTCGTCGTAAATCCCTGCGCCTTTAGGGATAATCGTGTCCGGCGGCATGGCGCTTCCCATGGTCGCAATCGGGCCTGACTCGGAGTAAACCTTCGGAGCAAGCGTCACAAGCCCCGCGGGAGCGTTGTGAATACCGGTGAATCGTGCAACAAGTTCGCTGGATGAGACGGGTTCCATGGGCGTTGGACGTTACGGCAGAGCGCCTTACGACGAAATGAAAAAACCTATTGCAGCGCGAACGATTTTCGCGCACAGTCATCGGCGCCATGAGTTACACCATAAACGGTCGGCGCGTGGTCAACAGCTTCGGAGGCGTCAAAAACCTCTGGAAGAAGTTGCTCTTCCACGGTGTGCTTGTTCAGCCGAGAACGCTGGCCAAGTGGATCGAGAAGGGGAAAATCCCGCTGGATAAGTTTTGCGCGTTGGTCTCCATCGCGCATAAGGAAGGCTGGAGTCTCCGTCTGGAAGATATGTGCCCAAGACTGAAAACTGAACTACAACAAAATGACACTGAAACAAATACGCTTCGAGATATCGAAGCGGAACACCAAAATCGCCTCTCTTGAGGACGAGATAACCGCACTGGAGCAGGCTGCACTCAACATGGTCGGCGCTGACCTCCAGAACAAGCTGGCCGAGTCCGGCAAGGGACACGGGGAACTGACGACAACGGTTGACGACGTCAAGCTCACCTACGAGGTTAAGGCAACTTACCTCTGGGATCAGGGCAAGCTGCAATCCCTCTGGGAGGCGCTTCCGCTCGATGACGCACGCCAGCTCATCGCCACCAAGATGAGCGTACCGGCGGGGATGATTGAGAAGATTGGGGACGAGAGCGTCCTCAAGCGTGTTCTCGACGCCCGCACAACCAAGTACAGCGAGCCTAAAATCCGCTTCGCGTAACATGGCGCTCAAAATCATCAAAGCGGACGAGCGTCTCAAGCGCACGTCGGACTGCGTCAAAGCGGTTGTGTTCGGGCCTGCCGGTGTCGGCAAGACCTACCAAGCCCGCACGCTGGACGCCAAGACCACCCTGTTCGTTGACCTTGAGGCCGGTACGCTGGCGCTTGGCAAAGACTGGAAGGGGGATGTCCTGGACATCCGGGCAACGTCCAACGACATGGCGGCGCACCCGTGGGAGTTGGCAAAAGCCATCGCTCTCTGGCTTGGCGGGCCTGACCCAGCTGACGCCAACGGCAGCTACAGCGCAGCTGCCTACAAGCAGGTGTGCGAAGCCTTCGGCTCACCGGACAATCACAAGCAGTACGAGACGCTCTTCGTTGACTCCATCACCGTCGCAAGCCGGATGTGCTTTGCGTGGTGCCAGACGCAGCCAGACGCCTTCAGTGAAAAGACCGGTAAACCCGACATCCGCGGCGCCTACGGGCTTCTTGGACGCGAGATGATCCGTTGGGTGACCCAGCTTCAGCACTGCCACAAGAACGTGGTGCTCGTTGGCATTCTGGAGCAGCAGGAGGATGAGCTCAAACGCAAGTACTGGGACGTTCAAATCGAAGGCTCGAAAACGGGTCGCGAGCTGCCCGGTATCTTTGACCTCGTTCTGACGCTTCAGAACTTTGAGGCAGAAGACAAGTCGCAGTACCGCGCCTTTGTCTGTCACCAGCAAAACCCGTGGGGCTATCCCGCAAAAGACCGCTCAGGCACGCTTGAGCTCCAGGAACCCGCTGACCTTGGTAAGGTGCTCGCCAAGATCCGCGCAGGCAAACGTATCGACACCACTCAGAAAAACTAACCAAAATCAGAAATCATGTTCAACGCACAAAGCACAAACGTCGGCTCAACAGAGATGGAACTCATCCCGAAAGGGACAGTGGCAAAAGCAGTCATCATCGTTAAGGAGCGCAAGAGCAGTCAGTCCACCGGTGGAGATTACGTCTCCATTGAGCTCGCCATCCAAGGGGGCCAATACAACAACCGGCGC